AGATATATTCCAGTGTATTTGTCTTTGTGCTGATTAAAAAAATTATTTAGAAAATATGATTTGCCTATTCCAAAAGCTCCGGAAAAGATAATGTTCTCATTGTCTTTTTGTTTTAGGAAATCAGCAAAACGTTCGGTTTCTTTAGATATACTTATTTCCATTTTTATATTGATATTTGATTTGTTTCAAAGTTAATATCTTTTTTCATATTGAGCAAAACCTTCTGCCAAATTGTGTCAGTAAGTTCTTTGATACCGGATAGTCCGTTCATGGATTATTCGGTATCTTTATTTTGTAAATCAAAATAATATAGTATGTACGCAGCAAATCAGTATGATGCAATTGCAGAGAGTTACGATTCTTTGTTTAAAGATGAAGTCAGCATTGAGGAGAATAATAAGATAGCCTCGATGCTTTTTGATGTTCCCGGAATTATTCTTGATGTGGGATGTGGCACCGGATTGTTCCTTGATATTCTGAAAGTATCTCCAGATGAATATTTCGGTATCGATCCGAGCAATAAGATGCTTGAAGTTTTTAGGAAGAAGCATCCTGGGTATTATAATCTATGCATTCCGTTTGAGATGTTCAACCTAAAGTTTATGGTATTCAATACTGTTGTCGCTCTGTTTGGTTCGGCCAGTTACATTGAAGTCGAAGCGTTAACGGATATCCCTGAGGAGAAGAATTTGTTCCTTATGTTCTATAAAGAAACGTATCATCCGGTGACTTATGAACGTAGCGGTTGCGAATTGGAATATTATGAACATTCGAGGTGTGAGCTGGAACAAGGCTTTCCTCATTGTGAAGTAAAAGAGTTTGGTAACTATTATATCGTGACTAACGTATGATATTATATTCAGAACAAAATGTGTATGAAGCGGCGAAAGAACGCATAAGGCAGCTATTTTCTATAGGTGGCCGTCTGGGCGTTTGTTTTTCTGGAGGCAAAGATAGTACCGCTTTGCTGCATATCACTTTGGAAGTGGCACGTGAACTTGGTATTCGAAAGCTACCGGTTATGTTTCTTGACCAGGAATGTGAGTACACATATACAGTCGAGTATATGCGTTATGTTATGTCTTTGCCAGAAGTAGAGCCTATTTGGGTACAAGTACCATTCAGATTATGGAACGCTAATAGCGGTGATTGGTTTATTCCTTGGGAACCAGGAAAAGAATGGATGCGTGAAAAAGAGGATATTGCTTTCAAAGAGAATGTATATGATGCTGACAGATTTAAAGACATGTTCAACGCTATTGCATTTCATCACTTAGGAGAAGATTATGTTTCTTTGGGTGGTGTCCGTATTGAGGAATCTCCGGCCCGTCGTGCAGGATTAACAGGCAAGGAGACCCTCCCTGGTATGACATACGGAAAGCGTTGCAGTCATGGAATAGTTATGTACCCTTTGTATGATTGGTCTTACCGCGATATCTGGTATTATATCTTCTCCAATCGGTTAAGATATAATAAAGCCTACAATTACATTTTCTCAAAAGAGCCGCTACGTTCGGCCAGGGTGTCCTCTCTGATTCATGAGAACAGTAATCAGAATATCCCTTACTTGCAGGAAATTGACCCGAAGGCATATAATGCCATGTACACCCGTATCCCCAATATTGGTACGACAAATCATCTTCTGTTGGATGCCTTTGAAGAGATACGTAATTATCCGAACTGTTTTAAGGATTGGTCGGAATATTTGAAGTATCTCATTGATAACATAGTGGCTGAGGATAAGAATAAAATCATTTTCTCCAATAATCTGAAGACAGTGATTACTAAAGTAGCAAATTGGTCTGATGTAGACCGTCTTGATATTTACCGCGCTTTTGCTCGTGGGATTATTACCGAAGACTTTGAACAGACAAAGTTAAATAACAGATTATTGGTTCATAAATCAAAGTATAAATATGGAAAGGCTAAAAGAAATAATCATCCGGATGCTTGATGAAACGCCGGACAAAATAAACTTTTTGAATGAAGTGAGGCAACTTCTATTTTCCTTGTCCCCGGAGAAAGTAAACCCGGTGGATCGTGTTCTTTGGGTTCCAATGGAAATGGTAAAGGCAAACAACTATAATCCTAATGCCGTGGCAAAGCAGGAAATGCAGTTGCTTTATACTTCCATTCGTGAAGATGGATATACTCAGCCTATCGTTACGATTTGGAGCGAGGAAGAGCAAAAATATATTATTGTAGACGGTTTTCACCGTAATCTCATTGCACGTATGTACAAGGATATTGCCCGACGGAATAGTGGTCGTCTCCCCATTGTGGTTATTGAAAAGGATGTCAATGACCGTATGGCATCTACGGTCCGGCATAACCGGGCACGTGGTAAACATTCTGTTGACGGCATGACGAATATCATTTATAACATGATTAAAAATGGAGAGTCGGATGCAGTCATTTGTAAGAAGCTTGGCATGGAACCATTAGAGCTTGTAAAACTTAAGCACATCACCGGCTTTGCTAAGATGTTCAAGAACTACGAATACAGCAAAGCCATTAAAGAAATTATTCATCACACAGATTCAGCAGAGTTATGATTATGGATATACAGAATATTGCAATAGATAAAATCATTCCATATTGGAATAATGCCCGGAACAATAGCAAGGCTATCAAACCGGTAGAGGAATCAATCAAGAAGTTTGGCTTTAACCAACCGCTTGTAGTAGATAAGAATCTTGAAATCATTGTCGGCCATACACGATACTTTGCTCTCTTAAATCTTGGATATAAGGAAGTACCTTGTATAGTCGCTGATTTGGACGAAGAAAAGGCACGCCAGTATCGTATTGCTGATAATAAGACATCGGAGTTTGCATCATGGGATGAAGATAAACTGATACGTGAACTTAGGACTATGAATGTCCCTGCAGATATGCAAGATTTCTTTTTTGAGCCAATAGAACAGTTACTCGGATTTGATGTAGACTTTACTCCGGCAAATGATTATGCAACAGAAGATATGCAAGCAGAGGAAGTACAGCGGGAGTTCAGTCAGGAAATGGAACGTCAAGAGAACGAGGCTTTCAAAAAGAAAACGGAACGTATTGAAGAGAACTTAGAGCAAGAGAAGACCGAATATATTGAAATGGCATGTCCCCATTGTGGAGAAATAATCAGAATGAAGAAGTGATATGGCAGCACCAACGGGAAATAAATTTTGGATGTTAAGGAGTAAGCATGGGAGAGATAAACTCTTTTCCACGCCGGAACTTTTGTGGGAAGCTGCATGTGAGTATTTCCAATGGTGCGATGAAAATCCTTGGCTTTCCAAAAAAGCTGTTCAAAAGACAGTTCCTGTGAAAAGAAAGAAAGGGAAGAAAGTGGAAACTGTTAATGAGCAGCAAGTGCAGCAAGAAGTTTCCCCGACTTCCCGTCCGTATTCTCTTACTGGATTTTGTATTTATGTAGGTGCTTCATCTAAATGGTGGAGCACCTTTCGTGCGGAATGTAAAAATAAGAACGACGAAGATTTTTTAGAGGTCATCGCACGCGTGGAAGAAACAATCGAAACGCAACAGTTTGAGGGTGCATGTGTCGGTGCTTTCAATGCGAATATTATTGCTCGTAAACTTGGGCTTGCGGATAAGCAGGAAGTAGACCATACGAATGCAGGGAAAGAGTTTAAGTCATTTT